TATCGAAACGTGACGCTGAGACGTTGATCAAAGCAGAGACGCATCGGCAAGTGGGCGGTATGAATACGGCGGTTGAATGCAGTACGTACATCGTATCGGTGAACGTCGGTTCGGTTTGGCAACCTGTGCCATGCTCTGATTGGAATGGCAAGCCTGTAAATGGTTTAAGAATTTGGGGACTTCCAAGAACTGTATAGTGCAGGAGTACGTATGAAGAATGAACAGCAAGGTCTCATATACTACTTTCATTGTACTGTAAATGGTAAGGGTTACGTAGGGCAGCATGAACGAGTAAATGAACTCGTTCGTTGGCGTGGGCACAAATGTGCTGCGTTTGTGAAGAAGATAAAGCATCCGCTGTATAATGCGATGCGTTTGTATGGGTGGGAAGCGTTTGAGAAATCAGTTGTTTGGCGTGGGCCTGTTTCGCTGTTGAATGAGAAAGAAGAATTTTACATCGCGAAGCTTGACACGTTCATCGACAATGGTCACGGCTACAATCTCACCACTGGTGGTTGTGGTGGAATGCAGTTTTCAAAGAGATCATTAAAACTTCTTTCTAAGAAACAGAAAGCTGTGTGGGCAGATCCAGACTACCGAGCAAAGAAAACCGTACTCTTCGCTAGTAAAGAGTTTCGTGACTCAGTAAGCGCAGCATGTAAAGAGCGGTTTAAGGATCCCGTAAAGAAAGCTGCGCATCTGGAAGAGGTGCGATCACCACGTAGACGTAGCTTAGTCAGTAAACAGTCTAAGTCTATGTGGGCCACAAAACGTGAACTCTTGATGTCCAAGTTTGAAAGCCCAGAGTTTGTTGCTAAGTGTTCCGAAGCTTCTAAACGTGGTTGGGCAGCACGTTCGGCAGAAGACAGAGCAGCTTTATCCGCAAAGATTTGGGAAACGCGTCGCGCAAATGCAGCTAAGAAATTGGCTGCGAAGTGATACGGTCCATTGTAGTGTGGGGTTCGGCGCTGGTGGTTGGGTGCACCGCGTGGTGGATGGCGGCATGGGCGGTTTGGTTAGCGATCGAGGTATGGCGATGGATTTGATAGAGAGCTTGAAGAAGCTTGAAGAGTACGTCCATGCTTGTTGGGCCGGCAAGGTAGGCACCGTGCTGTTCGATGAGAAGCTCACGGCCGAGGAGTTGATGGTGGTGTACTCCTACCGCAGCATGATGTCGGAACAAGCTAGTTAGCCTATAATATATGTAGGGTGCGTTTAGCGGCAGGGAACGGCGGAACATGAAAACCGCGCAAATTACCAGTTAGCCCGCGAGTGCCCTAAAGATTACGGTGAATGGCGCGCTAGCTTTGGGAGCTAGATGCCGGAGGTTCAAATCCTTCTTCACCGACCATATTGCTCAGAAGCTATGGGCAATCGAGCCATCTAGGCTGGACCACCACGTTACCCAGATAGATGTACTCACGTTCTTTGACCAAACTGTTGAGAGACACTCTTTGAGTGTGCATGTCCTGGACTCGGGGTTATCGAGCACCCTTCCTCCGCGCTCTCCGGATAGGGCAGCCGCAGTGAGTGCGGCAAAGTTCTCGTGAGTAACGACGACCGTTCAGCTTACTTTAGAGTGAGCATGCCATTGGCACCCATAACGGAAACAGTTACATCGGCGGCACTCTACGGAGGCCGCACGACATTGAGCGTGGTTAGCAGCGACCAGGGTGTCACTCGATAAGTAGTACGAGTTGACCAGTAAGAACACCTAATAGCTGCCTGCTCTGAAGAAGAGTGCAAGTAGACGGACGTCCAGAGGGGCTGCTGACCGCACAACGTGGTTCGCGGCCCTTCCTTGCTTTAAGTCCCAGGAGATATAACCGCATGGCATCTAAGAAGCAGTCTAAGGCCACCGCGCCTGCTGCTAAGGTGCCGGCAAAAACGCACGACGGTCGTCCCACACGAGCAGAGAAGTCCGCAGCCAATAAGACTGTGTTTCGTGCTGTGCAAGCAGAATCACAACGTAAAGCCAAAGAATCTGTTGCCGAAGTAAAGCTCGCCATTCAGGACCAAGTAGTTTCAGAGCGGAAGGTTGGTCGACCACCGAATCCAGAATTTCCATGGACAGACGAGCTCGGCGAGCAACTCTTTGCGCTGATCGCTACTGGCAGCACGTTACGTGAATTAGCAGCCATCGAAGGAAACCCGAGTCTGTATCAACTCGTGAAGTGGCTTGCAGATAAAGAACACTCCTTCTCGAAAATCCATGCGCGCGCGAAAGAGTTTCTTGTACCACTTTTCGAAGACGACGCAAGGGCAATAACTCAACGTCCTACAAGCTACTCCATCGTCACCCATAAGCAAGTCGTTACTCGGGACGGCGACGTTGAGGATCTAGTAGAGAGTCGCATCGTCGACAACGTCGAGAGAGCCAAGCTCGCATTCGCCGGGTTACAGTGGACATTGGGCCATCTACAGCCCAAGAAGCATGGACGCCAGCCTGACCTCGGCGGCGGTGGAAAGAACGAGCAGCTGGAAGGTTTGTTTGCAGCACTAAAGGCTGGGCCGAGTGAGTGACACCGAGCTGATCATCAAGCCCTTCGGCAAGAAGTCGCATTCCTTCATCATGCGACCGCCGGAGCAGGACAAGCGGTACACCATCCTTATTGGCACAGTGCGAAGTTCTAAGACCTTCACGCTGAACGCCAAGACGATCGTGCAATTGTGCCGTTATAAGATACCGCCCAACGCCAAGCGGCTGATGACGGGCGCGTCAAAGCAAACGATCTACCGCAACGTACTCATCGATCTGTTCAACGTTGTAGGCAAGGACAACTACAGTTACAACTCGTCCACTGGCGAGCTCTGGCTGTTCGGCACGCAGTGGTTCGTTATGGGTGCCAAGGACGAAGCGTCTTATCGCCAAATCCTTGGTATGACAATCGGCATCGCCATTGGCGACGAAGTTGTCGAGTATCCAAAGTCATTCCTCGCGCAGCTGTTCCTTCGTATGTCCCCGGCTGGAGCGCGCTTCTACGCCTCCACCAACACGTCGAATCCCTATTGCTATTTAAAGGCTGAGGTCATCGACTCTCCGGCGTTCAAGGACGACCTGGAGATCATCAACTTCGGACTGGCCGATAACCCCAACATCGATGAGAAGTCAAAGCTGGCCATCATCGCTTCGCAGACCGGCGTCTACTACCAACGCTACATACTTGCGCAGTGGGTAGTTGCTGAAGGCAGCATCTATCGGGACAGCTACGACGAGACGGCTAACCTATTCGACGGCGTGTTGACTAAGGACGGAGTGGTTACGGTGCTTCCACCGGAGCCCATCGCTCTGCGCAACGCGGGTGGGTTTGTCGACCATTGGTTCGCTGTCGATCCTGGCGTGGATCACGTCCAGTCGCACTTAGAGTTCTACGACGACGGCGACGTTATATGGTGTGTGCGCGAGCAGCGTTGGGACAGCCGCAAAGAAATGCGCATGAAGACCGACGGCCAATACGCCGACGATCTAGTCGCAATCGGAGCCGATAAGTTCCAGGTGATTGTACCGCCCGAAGCGGCGTCGTTCAAGCAGGAGCTCATACAACGTGGCTTCTGGGTCACGGACGCCGACAACTCCGTCAAGGAAGGCATCCATACAGTGTCTACGCTGCTGCAGCGCCGGAAGCTGATGATTAGTAAGAATGGTTGCCCGGAGCTCGTGAAGCGAATTCCCAATTACGCATGGGATTCTAACGCTGCTAAACGTGGCATCGAGCAGCCACTGAAGATTGAGGATGACGATCTGGACGCGTTGCGTTACGGTGTGCACGGTAAGATCCCCAACTGGCGAATCTCGTTAGGATGATCGTATCTAGGAAGAAGATAGCTGCCAAATTTGGTAATAGGTGCGCGTACTGTGGCCAACCGCTAAAGCGTAATTGGTGCCGCGAACACGTCAAGCCGATTGTGCGCTTCCGTAACGTGCGCTGGTCGTTTTCCGGACGTCATGGGTGCAAGTACCCTGAGAATCACACGCTGGACAACATCGTTCCTGCCTGCAAAGAGTGCAACGATTCGAAAAGTTCTTTGGACATTGAAACATGGCGAGCATCGCTGAAGTGGCTCCCACTGGGACAGCCAGTGATCTTTTGGTTCGAGAGGTACAAAGATGCCAGCACTTGACGAGTACGTAGTGAAGATGGAATGTGATACGTCTAGACTACTGTCTGATTTGCAGCGGTTCGCTGAGGATGTTTGCGGCGCGATGCCTTTCGTGTCGTCGATCGACGTAAGCGTGAACGGCGTGTCGCAGACCTTCGCGGTTTACGTCGGAGAAGCGGAACTATGAGCAAGGACGAAGTCCGCAGAGAACACGCTAACGCGCTGCGTGAACTCATTGTCTACGGCATGGCAGGTATCAAGCTGACCAAGGAGATGCGTCGCCGCGAAGTACTGGCGCGCGCCGCCTGCGGCGGGGATTGTAACTGTGCATTGTCGATAAGGAAGGTCGTGAAGAAGTGAAGTTTCTAGGGATGTTACTGTTCGAAGTGTGTGTGGATGGCTCAATTCCGACCATGCCGAAGTTACATTGGCCAAGCTGGAAGGAAGCGTACAATGGTTACTGGATCGCGAGGCGCAACTACAAGACGCAACGGTTTTACGACGAAGCGCGACGCGCTGAATTCGCGCCATACAACGATGCCGTGAAGTTCTACGACAAGCTGAGGAATGCGCGGTGACCCTCGAGCAAGAGATCCTCAAAGCGCCGAAGCCCATTTCGTTCAGCATATCCACCGACGACATCCAGGCATTGTACGCATGTAAGACCAACCCAGACCAGTACAATCAACTGCTCCTAGCTCGTCTACGCGATTGCGGTGGCCCGGTCGAGGGCCAGCTTACACTGAAGCTGGCGCACGGACGCCTCGCTAAGATGAAGGACAGTCCGCTGGAAGCGCAGACAGAATTCACATATATCTGGCTGCCGGCCGAATACGTAGCTGCCATCGCAGCAGGAACGGGAAGAGCTTAGTGGCGAGGTGCGTGACAGTGAAGGGCAAAGCAGTCGTGAAGTCAGACGCAGTAGAACGCAAGTTCGTAACCTGTGAAGAAGCTCGTGAGTTATCCAAGCAAGTAGGTCTGCGCATCTTTTGGCGACCGAATAGTCTTGTCGATCCGGAGCGCCGCAACACCAACATGGCCGAAGTACTAGCGTAGAATTGGTTGTCCAGCCAGTGAGCTATTTGTAACACCCGTTGTACGCATGTCGCAGTAACTAGCCAGACCACCCACCAGGCCACTATAATTAAACCAGCAGCAACCGCTGCGTGAAGGGAGCCAAGTCTATGGCTGATGATTTCCGTAGACACCCCGGCTACCCGCCTGATGTAGAGGGTGATCTAGCACGTGAACTACGAGAGACGAACAAACTGTTGCGCGAAGTCTGTTGCGATTTGCGCCAGTTAATCAAGCTCTTGTCCGACAAGGCGAAAGACAACGTCGATGGCGGGTCCATCGCACAAATCAAATAAGGAGTAACACAGACATGGCTCTTCTTCCGATTCAGCCCGGCAACACCCCCGTATTTCAAGTAACCCCTGCGTTCACCGGCGCGGCTTTCACGCTCGACGGCACCAAGGCCGCAGTCACTTCGTCCGACATGACCAACTTCCCGGTCGCGTTGGTTCCCTCCGACCCCACCGGCACCACGTTCTCGGCTGCCATTCCTGCTGGCGCAGTAATTGCTGCTGGTGGTGAGGCCATTCAAGTAACCTGGACTTACACAAATCTTGATGGCACCGTGGCGACTGTCACCGGCACCGTCACCGAGGAAGGCATCGTCGATGATGTCAGCGGAGGGGTTTTTGCCCAAGTGGCTTAAGAAATAAATCTTCAAAGATAGGTCCTGCAGACCGACAAGGCCGCTCATCTCCGGGCGGCCTTCTTTGATTTAACTACCGGAGCCGCTGGAGATAGCGATGAAGAAATCGAAGCAAGAACAGATTGGGTGTATATACCATTCTGTAAATCTAAAGAATGACATGGGATACGTTGGTCAGCATAAGAACGTGCTGACTGTGCTGAAACGATGGAAAGGTCACGTAGGACAAGCACGTAAAGGATGCAAGTCCTACTTCCACAGTGCACTGCGTAAGAACAAGTACGAAGAGGGTTTCAGTTGGGAAGTGATCTGGACTGGCCCAATAAGTCGTCTGAATGAAATGGAAACGTATTACATCGCGAAGCTGCACACGTTCGTTGACGACCCGTTAGGTGGTGGCTACAACCTGACACGCGGCGGTGGACAGCACATAGAATTCGGTGCCGTAGCTAGAAACAACATGCGCAAAGCGCAGTTAAAACGATTCTCTGACCCGGCTGTACGTGCTAGTGTCGCAGCAGCATGTAGGAAGACATTCGCTGACCCAGAAGTTAGGGCTTACGTTAGCTCGCAACTGAAGGCAAAGCACGCAGCCGATCCTGATCTGCGCAAACGGTGTGCGCGCCCTAGGACGGCTAAATTCAAAGCCAATACTAGCAAGATGTTCAAACGCTTGTGGGAAGACCCTGTTTGGCGAGCTAACCACGGCGCTAACGTTGGTAAGAAGAAAACACCTGCGCAGAAACAAGCATGTTCCGAGCGCGCCAAAGCGCAATGGGCCAATAAAGAAAGCCGCGCTAAACTAGAACGTGGGCTGCAGAACATGAATCGTGCACCACAGTCTACGGAAGTACTATCACAACGTGCTAAGTCACAGTGGGCCGACAGAGACTACAGATCACGGCAGTCGAAGAGCAGACTAGCTTCTTGGGCACGCCGCAAAGCTCTAGCAAAATAAGTTTGGAAGAGCCCTCGTATTCATACCTGGATGCGAGGGCATTTTACGTTTGGACGAAGGAGACTGAAATGGGCAAGCCGACGGTACTACGTGATGGGCCGGGAACAATCAACGACCGCAAGGCCCGGCTGCACCGCGCGCTGGACGCCGCTCTGGACGCGAGGGCGGCGCGGGACGAAGCACGCATGCCGTATAAATCTTGTGAGATTCGCACCATGCCCAGCGGACGTGCGTACGTCAAGCTGCCAGACGGCAAAGAACAAACCGGGTTCCCCAGTGAAGCGGCGGCGATCAAGTGGGTCAACCAGTACGAAAAAGGTAGCGCCAAAGACGAGTACAAGTACGCCGAGAAGCCCAAGCAGGCGAAGCCCATCGTCACCTTCCTGGATCGCTACGTGGCCAAGAAGGCCGAAGAAGCGAAGTCCTCCGCCGCTCAGGGGAAGGACGCCGTCAATCCAGTAGGCTCCACGCGCCACGACGTACAGAAGGCACCGGCCAATGTAGCGCCCATGGCGAAGGTGATTCCACGCTCCAAGCGTCCGGCGGAAGATGCCGCGTCCTTCGAGGCGCAGATCAAGGCCGTAAGTGAAGGCGCTCTGGGAAAAGTTAAGACAGCCGCTACTATGAAAGACACGCTGGCTAAGTACGAAGTAATTGCGCGCAAAGCACTGTCTGAAGGCGTTCCTCTCGCTAAGGTTACGGCCGTTCTAAAGGCCGAGAAGTCTCGGCTCACCACGGCGAAAGCCTCCGACTCCGAGAAGGACGCCTGGAAACGCGACACCGACGCTGGATCGGCCAAGCTGGTCAAACGTGAGCTCGAGCAGGGAATGACCCCGGCAAATATCGTGAAGAAATACGGGTTCAGCGCGTCGTTTGTTGACGACTTAGTCAGCAAGAAGTTGAAGAAGACGCATAAAGATTCTGGGTATGCGAAGGACGTCGCACCAGTGTGAACCTCCTGTGCGCAGCGACCACGACGCGTTGGTACCCATTCCTAGTTTGGTTCCTGTCCACGAGGTACTGACCATGCTTCCAATCGCTGTATTGCTGTTCGCAAGCTGGTTCCATCACACTAAACCCGCGCCGCCTGTCGCTCCTGCCGACCAAGTAGACCCGCTCGACAGTGGTGACCCGGACCATCCGTGCGTGGTCTACAAGGAGTGGCCGGGTGTGTTCACGTTCGAGGGCGACGACGATACCACTGGATTTGGAGTCACTTGTACGTCGGCGAAAGAGAACTGGAAAGAACAGATGACGCCGAAGTGGAGCGCCAGGAACCTTGTATGATGCAGAAATTCTGGTTGTTTCTCTACAAGTACGCCGCCAAGAAACTGGTTGGCGGCAAGTCGCGGCGCTATACGGCCCATGAGCTGAACTCCGTGCTCGGCGGCGCTCGCAACCGCGAGGTGCTGGTCATGCCGGACGGATCCATCATCGCCGTCTCGGACTGAACCGCCATGCCCCCGATGAAAAAGACGAGCAAGAATCCCGCCAAGAAGGCGCCGGTAGAGTTCCATGCCACGCAGCGCCTAGAACACGGTTACGCGAAAGGCATCAAGGCGATCATCGGCCGCGTACTGGTAAAGCAGAAGCCGGAGCAGACGTTCAGTCAATGGCTGAACGAGCTCGCTCTGCGTTCCCGCATGCCAGACATACTGGCCGCTAGTGAGCTGCTGGCCACGCGCATGGTCCACGGCGCGCAGAAATCCAACTGGCGCTCCTGGCGCGAGGCGGCCAGCAGGTCGAGCCAAGCCGGCAAACTTTATCAACTGCTCGAGGCCGAGATGCGGGGCCCGACGGGCGCACGCGTCCAGCAACTGATCAGGGAGAATGCTTCGCTGATTAGTTCCCTACCACTCGAAGCTGCCACTACACTGACCAACGAAGTCACTAAGGCGCAGCAGGCCGGAGCTCGGCCGGCAACGATTGCCAAGATGTACCAGAAGCGGTTCCCCGAGCTGCTGCGCTCCAGGACGCGGCTCATATCCAGGACCGAGGCGCAGAAGGCCAGTTCGGCGCTCACCCGGGCGCGGTCCGAGGCGCTGAACCTCGAGTGGTTCGAGTGGGCGACGTCGCACGACCAGCGCACCCGCGCCAGCCACGAGAACCTGAACGGCGTGCTTTGCTCGTGGGGCGACCTACCGGATCCAGAGGCGCTAGTCGACGAGAAGCCGCTTGGAAAGTACGCGCCGGGCAACATATTCAACTGCAGGTGCCTCATCATACCGTTGCTCGCGTTCTCGGACGTCAGCTGGCCGCACCGGGTCTACCGCAACGGCTCCATCAAGACAATGACGCTCACGCAGTTCAAGCAAGTGGCCAGCGGCGACATCGCGGAGGCGGCATGAACTACCGCCTGCCGTACGTGACTCGGGTCTGCAAGACCCGCAAGAGGGGTGTTATGGCGCTGCGCATTCGTCGCCGTAGTAAGACGTTGCCTGACGAACGCAGACAGGTGGAGATACAAGCCGGAGACGTCATCCATTGGCGCGGCATGCTGATAGACGACGAGGTGCTGGAGGCCATTCTCAGCTCCAACAAGCGCCTGCTGTGGGCGTTCGTGAAGAGCGACGAGGGCGACGTCATGGCGGTGCCTTACAGCGAGACGAACGTAATCTGGATGGAGGAGACGGACATCCTGCCGGAGTCGGAAGTGGAGATTTGACATGAAGAAGTTCAGGATATACGCGGGCGGCAAGCAGATTACGATAGAAGCCGACGAGTACAAGCAAGTCGGATACGAGGTGGTGTTCTTCAAGAACAAGATATCCATCGGTCAAGTGATCTTGGAAAAGAGTGACGTAGTAATCGAAGAGTCCGCCGTCAAGTTCTTCGCGACGTTTTGAAGTTGAGCCGCTCAGTGTGCGGCGGCTAACGCACCAGAAGTAGCCAGCACGTTTACATACGTAGGGAGAACACAATGGCACCTTTGACGTTTAGAAATTCGAAGATAGTCTATTACGGTCCGCATGCTTGCGAGAACTGCGGCATTAATGTCGCGAAGATGGGCCATGAATGGGGCGGCACCGCCTTCACATACCCGCAAGGCCCGGTTTACCCCAACACCGAGTGGCATCCGCATGTCTGCGACCCTTTCGAGGTGTGCAATAAGCTGGGCAGGGATGGACGCTCAGAAGTGCTTAAGCAGTGGCCGGACGCCGGACCCGTAAAAGTGCACGAGATGTTCGTAATCGTGGCCTACACTAGCAAAGACGACCCAACCCCTACCGTTATATCGCACAACTGCTCGTTCTACGACACCGAGCTGGCCGCGTGGAACGGCGCGTACGAGCGTGAGCAGC